GTAATTCGCTTGCAGGGTTACTACCGAAAAGCTCATCCACACCTTGGCCTTTGACCGACCATCCTTTGTTTCCCCTGTTAACTTCAGGGCATGGCTAAATCCACCAATGTAGAAATTGAAGAGCGCGTAAACGCTGTCTACAAGTTGTTGTTGCAGTCATATTCGCGTTTTGAAATAGTGCAATACGCTGCGAAAGAGTGGGGCGTAAAACCGCGCCAAGCGGATGAATACCTGGCACGAGCAAGACAGCTCATCGCTAAAGACTCAGAGATTGAGCGCCCTGAATGGTTAGCCGCTGCAATTTCACGCCTTGTGCAATATGAAAAACGCGCAGGTCGTGACGAAAATTTGCAGGTTGCAATCAAGGCTCTTGAGACTCAAGCCAAGCTTCTTCGCTTTGACATGAACTGATGCCGTTGCTGACTGGTCTTTGTGAGCCGACACGGCTCCTTGCATTTGCTGAGCCACCAGACCAAAAAGCAACCGAAGATATTCTCAACAGAATCAGGGCAGATTTACACCCTGGGCAGCGTCAGTTTGTAGACGATCAAAGCACCGAGATCATCGGTGTTTCTGCTGGGTATGGCGCAGGTAAAACGCGGGCCTTATGTGCAAAGGCGGTATTCATGGCCGCGGCCAATCAAGGCTTTACCGGTTGTGTCATGGAACCAACCGGGCCTTTAATTCGCGACATCTGGCAAACAGATTTTGAGAACTTTTTGGAGGAATACGAAATCCCGTACACCTTCAGAGCATCGCCGCTTCCCGAATACACACTTCACTTAGAAAAAGACACCAAGTTGCTTTGCCGCAGTTTTGAGAACTGGCAAAGAATCATCGGGTCTAATTTTTCGCACATCCTCGCGGATGAGGTTGATGTTGTTTCGCCTGGTATTGCGAACAAAGCATTCCCCAAAATCCTTGGCCGTCTTCGCGCTGGAAACGTTCGACAGTTCGCCGCCGTGTCAACGCCTGAGGGTTTCCGTTGGATGTGGAACACGTTTGGCACAGAAGAAGCACAACAGCGTTCTGATCGGAAGCTAATTAGAATGCGCACGGCGGATAATCCACATCTGCCCCAAGACTTCATCGAGCGACTGCAAGCCAACTACGACCCGAGCCTTTTGAAGGCTTATCTAGAAGGCCAATTTTGCAACCTCACAACCGGTCAGGTTTATGACCGCTTTGATCGCGCCAAACATGTAATCATCGATATTCCTGACGTCAGCAACGAGCCTTTGCGTTGCGGGGTTGACTTCAATATCGGGAACATGTCAGCAGTCGTTGGTGTTCGTCTTGGGAACAACCTTCTCCTGATCGACGAGATCAGCGGTGCACATGACACCGATGCTATGGCCCAAGAAATACAACGCCGCGCTGATGGACGTCAGGTTTACGTCTACCCTGACGCATCTGGCGGCAACAGAAGCACGAATGCCTCACGAACGGACATTCAGATCTTGGAGTCCTATGGGTTCAGCAATCAATCACCAAAGGCCAACCCTCCCATCCGCGATCGGGTGGCTTCTGTTCAAGCTTTGCTGGAAAACGGGAAGGGCGAAGTCAGATTGCAGGTCGCCGCAAATTGCAAACGAACCATTGAATGTTTAGAGCTGCAGAGTTACACCGAGGCCGGTGATCCCGATAAAGATGCGGGGTATGACCACATGAATGATGCTTTGGGCTATTTGGTCTACAGAGACTTCAGCATGATTCATGCGCGTGCGGGACGTGGTACGGGCATTAGACTCTATTGACGATTTGGACCAGCGCCATGGCTCGCCGCTTTGTTAGAGACGCCCGTGGCCGGTTTGCCTCAAAGGGGTATGTAGGGCAAACGGGAGGGCGAGGGGCACGATTAAAGGCTGGGGCCGGTAACACGCGAACTGTTAGTGGAGAAAAACGTGGCGAACGCCATATTTTAAGAAGTAAAGAATCTAAGGCTGCTGGTCGTGTCGCATTAGATGCTGCAATTAAGGCTGGGAAAACTATTAGCCCAACAAAATATGGCGGCCTTGGCCTTGGCCCAAAAACACCACAAGGGGCTGCTGCAATGGCTGCGTCACGAAAGGCAAACGCAGCAGTTAGGCAGGCTAAATTAAAATCAGGCTTGCCTCAGTCTTCAGTACGCATTCGTGGGCTAAAACGTGACCCAAACGTAGGGCAAAAACTTGAGGCAAATAAAACATCTAATAAGGTCAAGCCTGCAACCAAGTCAGGTCGCGAAACAATGAAGGCAAGCGTTCGTAAAGTACAAAATCAAAAAGTTCGCAACTTAAATCAGCAGATAAAAGAAGCTGGCCCAAATGCTGCTGGTTTGAGATTAGAAAAATTAAAAGTACAAAGCAGAATGTCAGCAACGCGAGCAACGCCTACAGCTAAGCAAACTGCTAAATCTGCCCAACGAAATGACGCAATTCGGGCGAGGAGTGCTGAGTTACGTCGGCAAGCTGGAAGAGTGAACAGGGCTTATGCGAATCAAGAGCGCACGGCTGACACTCGCAATAGGCCAGGGTCTTCAATGATTAGGCGCCCGAGCAGAAAAACGACAAGAGGCGCCATTAGAGCCGAGCAGGCTTTGAAGTTTTATAGAGATCCCAAAGGAGCTTTGAAGTCCGTCAACAAAAAACGTCCAGGATTTAAACTGCCAAGAGGGATGCGTTAATGAACAAGCCAAAAGTGACAGCGGTTGGTCGTATTTTGCTGCCTAAGCACGGCGAGCCACGCAAGCATCAGGTGTTGAAGGTTGATGCTAAGGGTAACGCTAAAATCGTCAAAGATGTGACACTCCCTTAAAGTGACGGCATCGGGCGGGATTTAACTGTGTATTCAGGCTTCTCTGGTGGTCGCCAGCGCGTTGGCAACGTTACTCAGGTGAACGACCCCAGTACGGCTTGGGTAAACATGGAGCCCCATTGGGAGCTGCTAGAGGCACTGCAGGGCGGAACGTTTGCAATAAGAAAAGGCCATCGAAAATATCTTCCGCAGGAGCCCAGAGAGCAAGATTCCAGCTACGACGTCAGGCTCCAGCGGTCCGTCTGCTCCCCCTTCCTAACTCGAATCGAACTGATGTTGGCGGGCATGTTGACCCGTAAACCGGTCAGGCTTGATGATGTAACTGATCAAATCCGCGAACAACTATTCGACGTTGATTTGCAGGGCAACGACTTACAGACCTGGTTATTTCAGACAAGCAGAATCTGTATTCGCTATGGGCACGTCGGCGTTCTTGTTGATGCGCCTAAGTCTGGCGACAATGGCCGCCCTTACTGGGCAACTTATGACCCAAGAAGCATTTTGGGCTGGAGATATGAAACAACGAATGGGCAGCAGAAACTGACTCAGCTTCGTCTTTCTGAAAAAATCCTCGTGCCCGATGGCTTATACGGAGAGAAACAAGTTGAGCAAGTGCGTGTTTTGACCCCTGGCGCATTTGAGATCTTCCAAAAAGATAAAAAGGGTGACTTCCGTGTTGTTGACGAAGGCACAACAAGCCTGAGCGAGATTCCGTTTAGCGTTGCTTACTCCAACAGGGTCGGCGTTTTGGAGTCATTCCCACCGCTGGCTGACATTGCTGAACTAAACCTGCAGCACTATCAGGTTCAATCAGATCTTGGGAATCAATTGCACATCAGCGCAGTGCCGATGCTTGCGTTGTTTGGCTTTCCGCAATCTGCTGAAGAGATCAGCGCAGGCCCCGGGGAAGCTTTTGCACTTCCCTCAGATGCGAGGGCCGAATATGTAGAACCGGCTGGCAACAGCTACGACGCGCAATTCCGCAGGCTTGAACGAATCGAGTCACAGATCAATGAGCTTGGCTTGGCTGCTGTGATGGGGGCAAAGCTGGTGGGTGAGACGGCTGAGGCCAAGCGGATCGATCGTAGTCAAGGCGATGCCACGATGATGGTGGTGGCCCAGCAAATGCAAGATTTGATCGACAACTGCTTACGTTTCCACGCTGATTACCTGCAGGAGTCACAAGCTGGAAGCAGCCTTGTCAATCGTGACTTTATGGGTTCAAGACTTTAGCCACAAGGGATTCGAGCGTTGTTGCTGCTTTACACTGCTGGCACGGTGTTCT